TTTCTATACTTGCTTCAATGTCACAGATATCTTCATCTATGCAAAAATACCAATCTTTTTTATAGACACCTTCATAGTTTTCATCTATTATTAATTTATTCATTTTAATTCCTCTTTATTTTTTTTGATAGTGTTATCATAGGGTAATATTTAACCATTGTCAAGGAAAAAGAATAAAAAAGGGAAAATATTTAACAATTTGTGATTTTCAGACATAAAAAAAGCTACTCTGTTAAAAGTAGCTTTCGTTTATCAAGTCAAGAGAGGGGGACTAGATTTCATCAAAATAAAAGTTTTAAAAATATAACTAATTTAATATTACGAATTAAAGAAGTGAGTTATTATATCAAATTTATTCTTTAGTGTCAAGATTAAATTGATGTTCAATACAAATTGCCTTGTCTAACACAGACACTTCTAATAGGTCTGATTGATAAATTGCGAGTGCAAAAAGCCCAACGATTAAAATATTTTTAGCTTTGTTGTAAATATTAGATAGTTTTTGTTTAACTAATGCTTGTTTTTGCTCTTCCACTTTAGCCCCTCATAATTTCCATGAGCTTATTTGCTCTGTTTGGTGTTTGTCTAGCCCATCTTGAATTAAGTCCCTCATTATATGCTTCTTCAAAGTTTCCAAGTTCAATAGCTTTCCACATCTTCTTGAATTTCAAAAGACCATTTACGCCTAATTGGTAAGCCATATTAAACAATACTTCTTTTCGTTCATCACTTAGTTTAGCTACAATTGGCTTCTCTTTTACTAAGTGCCTTATTTTTGCTTCAAGTCGTGATTTAAGTATTAGTTCTGCTTCGCTTTCAGACAAAGGAAGTTTTGTACCAAATCCAATAGTTGGAATGTTTAGACTGTCTAAATACTCTTGACCTCTAAATCCCTCATCTTGTTTTATATCTGTTATTAATCTGTTCATTACTTGCCTTTCATAGAGTTTATCATACCACCGCTAAAATAAAATGCGATAATTGTCATCATTATCCAACCCATATTAAATGTACTAATTAAATCAAACAAAGGCTGTATGTCAAAATAAGCTATTTTGTCTACTGGTATTCCATCAGCTAAAGCATTTCTCTTAATAATTATATTTGATAGTATAAGTCCTACACCTGCTAAAAAAGAAATACCAAACAAGAAACTAAACCAAAAAGCCAACACTCTTTGAGCAATTTTAAAAGGCTTGTAAGCGTCCATAAGTCCAGGTATTTGTTTTACATAGTTTGCTTTCATATCTGCTTTTTCTTCATCAGTATAAAAAAGCTTATCTCCCGTGCTAATAATAGCATCTGCTGTTTTAGAAAGTGTTTTTTCTCCACTAAAAACAGTGCTTAACCAATTAAATCCCAACATCATTGTTCCCCTATCTTCGCCTTATTTAAAAATCCTACAAATTCCATAAAAGGCTTTCCATTTTCTTTAATCGTCTCTTTGTTTTCCCACGCGATAGCACCAATGACAAAAGAAGAAAAACACGCTATTATCAATACCGAGATAAACCATCTGCTAATATGCTTATTGATAGACTTTAATAAAACATTATTTTCTGCATGTAGTGCTTTGTTTGCATTTCTAGCGTTGATAATATCTTCACGCGTACTTATTTGATTATCTCTAATATGTAGTGACTGAGTAGTTACTTCGCCTTTCAGCTCGTTAATTACTCTGCTTCCACTTTCTTTAGAATGTAAAAGCTTATTAATAATATCTTCATAGTATTTACATTTACAAAATGATTCTTCATTTATAATCTCTTCATTTGATTCTTTTAAAGCTTCCTCAACGATAGTATTAATATCATTTGTTTCTTCAAGTTTTTCTAGTTCTTCATCAATGATAGTGTTTAAGTCTTGTACTTCTTCCTCCTGCTGGACTGGTGCATCTTCAAGAGTTGTTTTCTCTTGTTTTTCTTTCTCTTGTTTTTCTTTCTCTTGTTTCTCTTTTGCTAGTTTTTCCTCTAACTCTTTTACTAATGGATTATCTTTCATTATTTAACCTCGTTAGCGACAACATAAGCTCTTGCACTTGCTCTTTCATTCGTTAGTGCTAATTGCTCTTCTGTTGTCATGGTTGCGAAATAGTCTACTGTCATTTTAAAGTCTGTTTTGTTTAAAAAGTCTTTAGCATCTAGCACTTTTTCAGCTATTAACTCTGCTAACTCTATTTTTTCAATCTCTACTAAATCAGGTTTGCCATCAGGTAAATATTTTATATATGGTTGTCCGTTTTCGTTAAGTTCACACTTAATCCAATCATCTTTAATTATACCTAGATAATCAATAGTACCAGTTTCTTTTAAAGTATCGTTATATACCACTACACCCCTATTGTCTTCTTGATATTCCCACTCTTGCTTTTCTTCATCAAAGCAAATAGCAAAACCATCTTTTATAATTAATGGTTCTTCTATAGTTGCACTTGCAGGAACAAGATATTTTCCTTTCACAAGTGGATTTTCAGTTGCATTTGCAGAAGTTGTAAACTCTTTTGTTTCTTTATTGTAATTATATATTTTCATTATATCCCTTTAATATTTAATGCAGTACATCATTGCAATATTTCGTGGTCTTGTTTCAACACCTTTTTTCTTCGCTCTAATAGTTATAAATGAGGAACCACCACCTTGTCCACTTCTTACCCATTCAGAAGAATTACCATCATCTGGAATATTTGAGACACCAGGTTCATTAAATGAACCACCACCTGTTTCAATATTTTCAATTGAATTTGCTTGTGATATTTGTTCTGTACCAATAGCACGACCACCATCAACACCTCGACCATTATCAAAACCTCTTATAAATTCCCCTCGAAGGTCTGGAATATTAAAGGTTGTACTTCCGTTCCCAGCACCATAAGTGGTTCCAATAACGGCAAATAAATCAGAATAAGTTGTTCTTGATAAAGCCGCTCCATTACATTCTAAATAACCGCCTGGTGCAGAAGTAGATGGGTATGCTATTACTGACCCAGCAGGAGTGATATTTGCTTTTAAATTACTCAAAGATAATTTTTTAAGTGAAAATGAGCTTTCACTATCAGCTATTACTAGCTCGTCTGCATTTACTACATTTGCTTTATTAGTTAAGCTATTAATATCTCTATTTATATAACTTCTTTCTAGCTTTCTTAAATCATACCATTGTACAAAATCACTCACGTTTAAAGCTACTGTCAAATCAACTGTTACACCATCGACATTAATAGTGTAATCAGTATCTTTAATTAAAAAAGTACCGTTTTTATACACTTGTAAATTGGTATTATTAGATGTAGTAACAAATGTTTCTCCGCCTGTTGCTGTATACTCTTCAGAAGTCGCGATAGGAGATGATGGCACTACTTCCTCGTCAAAGTATTTAATCCACTTATACACATTATTCATCCAGTAGTTAAAAACTTCCCCTTTTGGTTTTTCATACTTTGAACCAGTCCAAATCCACCCAGTCGCTTGTTGTGTCGCGGATGGTGCTAGTACTCTTTCCTCTGCTGTATTCCACAAAGGTAATACTGTTGGTTTTGCCATTATTTTTCCCTTTTTTATTTTAATTATAACTAAATTACTAGATACCTATTTTTTCTTTCAAGTCTAAAATATTTTGTTTTCTTTTTTCTATCCATACTGTATCATTATTTAACAATGCTCTTACCGATAGTGCTTCTTGCTCTCTAATCTGTTCCCAAATTTTAGCAACTCTAACCTCTTCTACTGATGTATCTGCTACTAGCTCCCAAGTTTGAGTATAATTAATAGGTTCTTTTTCTATTGCTATGTATCCATCTTGTACTGGCTTTTCTGTAAGTATCAGTTTTTTATATCCAAACTCTTCACAGTTTGCACCATCAGGGATAGACATACCAGTTTCTTTTCTGATTTTGTTTATCCCTACTTGTTTGTTTGTTTTTATATTTATGTAAATCATTTTATTCCTTTTTAATTACATTGTATAGTTGTGTAAAAGCAAGGGGAACTAAAACTACCCCTAGTTGTTGAATATGTCCCTGCATCGTAAGAATCAGTAGTTAAGAATTTTGAGTGACTCGTATTTGTATCTGATATTGTTTGTGTGTCGCCTGTACTAAGTGTTTGTGCAGTCGATGTCGAAGTATACCCAGCAGTACCAACTACTCTAATACAACCTAAAGATTCATTTTGTGAGAAACTATTGTAAGCTCCTGATAAGTCACTTGTACCTCTATTGGTTACAAGTTCTTGTATAGTTACGCTTGTAATTGGCGATGATGGTCTGTATTGTACCCAGTTTCCACTCCCTTGGGGTATAGTAGGTATAGTGGTTTCGTCCCCAGTTAATATTTTATATTGCAATTCCCCTGTTGTGTAATAAGTAAAACTACCTGTACTCCATCGTACAGATGATGATTTTCTAATAATAGAAGTAAATCCATCTAATAAAGTAGTCGTTGCATTTGTTACATATCCGTGAAGTGCCACCACAATATCTCCAGCTTGTGCATCTGTGATTACATCTCCATTCGCACCTGTTTGAATTGGTACTAGAGATACTACACCACCACCTCTTTTAATACCTTTTAGTCTATCTGCTAAAGTCATACTAAGCTACCAATATAAGCACCATATAATACAGTTGATTCTTTCCAAAATACTATTACATCATTAGCAGTTAAAATTGGTGCTGTTCCACCTACCCAAGTAATTGTTGGATATGCTACTGTGAAAGTATCTCCACCTGCTATCCTTAAAGTCACGCTTTGACCTGCTGTCAAATTCTCTGTAAAAGTCGTATTTGCTGAAAGTGTTTTGTATTGAATTGTACCATTTGCTGGATTGATTAAAGTGCCTGTTAAGCTATAAACTGTTTCAGTTATTGAGCCTACTATTGCTGGATTCGTTTTGTTTAATTTAGAACTTATATCTGTTAATGGAAAATTTGTTAATTGACTTGCATCTATTGCTGGTAATTTTCCAGTTGCATCAGTTTTAACTAACTGTTCAACACCGTTAAATTCATTGCCTTGCCTTGTAATATTTACGCTTTCTATCTCTGCATCCAAATCAAATATTTTATTATCCATCTTATTTAGATTATCTGCACTTAAAGGGGGTGCGGAATTATTAACAAAGTTTATTTTTTCATAAGCCACTTATCTATCCTTTATTATTATTATAGCTAAATAACAGAAGCTAGATAGCCACCATTTTCAGATTCTACCCACAAAGGGAACAAATCATCTGATGGGAGCAAATCATCTGATGGAGATTGCCCAGTACCTACAGTATCAGCAAAACCTAAATCGTCATCGTTAAAGCCAAACGCACCCTCTTCGCTGTAAGATGCATAAATGACTGGTTTGATACATAATGTAGTTGGGAATATCTTTAATATCTCTCTTTCAAACAAAAAGAACTCTCTTCCTATTTCGTACATTGGTTGTAAATTTTCTAATAAAAAATAAGACACTTTCGCATCAAATAATGTACTTAATATTTCTAGTGTGCTATCCACATCTAAATCACTATTGTTCCTTAATATCTTAGCTTTTAAAAGTATTCTGTAAGTATCATCGTTTACTGGTGTAATAAGAACAGGAAAAGCAGTTCCTAAAAATCCACCATCTATTTCATTATCTGTACTTCCGAATGTTCTAGATGTATCGTCTCCATCAAATCCAAAGTCGCCCTCGTCGCTAGGTTCTCCTTTGGGTCGTGCATACCCTACAATTTCCCCTACGCCATCAAGTTGCTTACCTACTGCTGTATTTAGCCATCTTTTGGTTATCACATCGCATTGAGACTTTTCTAAAGCGTCATCTATAAAGGATTCTAGTGTTCCATTAATTGAAGTAGAATATTTAAACTGTTCAGGAAGTCTTTCTTTTATCGTTGGCTTATAATTTGTAAATCTACATTCCATAATAATCCTTTAGCTAACGTTTACAACAATGTTAGCAACATCAAACAAAGATGTTTCTGTTACATTTATAGGGATATTTGCTGTGGTTGTAGGGTTTGGCACTAGTCCCATAAATATTTCAATATCAACAACACCTAATACAGTGTTTATAGGCGTGTAGAATCTACTTAAAATCACTTCTTTGTTAATAGTAAAGTTTGTATCTCCATATAAAACAATAGCTTCTTTAATCTGATTTTCTCCGTCTATAGGAAAACTTGAATCTACTGTTACATTTATTTCAAAGTAGATAGGAATGTTTGAAGGTCTCGAAAAATTTACATTTTGAAAGTCGCCTTGTTGGTCTGTGATTTGTTCGGTAATTGCTCCGAAACTGTCTATACCTTGCGGAGTATTCTTCCAAATGATATCTGCTATCTCTGTATTTGTTCCGCCCTCTACAACTGATAAAAATTGATGTGGTGGGATTCCATTTTCTACCACATTAGTTTTATTTTCAACTACTTTAGCATCTGTCACATCTGCTAACTCTAATAATTGACCAAAAAGAGAGTCAGCGTTATTCTTGCCTTTCGCTGCAACAGACACTTTGTATCTTGTTCTAAACTCTTCATAAGTTTCATCTTCTTGTCTTGTAATACCGATGAACTCTCCAACATTATCCAAGCTTTTACCTTGTGCAGTTGATGGATACATTGCATTATATACACCCTCTAAACTTTCCCACAATAAGGCTTTTTCTTCTGATTCTATACCTACAATAATTCCAAATACGGACTGGGGGATAAAAGATATTTCTTCCCCTAAAGCATCTCTTAGCTTTGCTTCGGTCTCTTCTTTAATTACCGATAAACTTTTCTTTTTAAATCCATCTCTCGTCATTCCATAAATCATACTGATACTCCTATGCTGTTTTCTATAATTCCGTAGATCGTGTTTACTTTAAAATCTACTTGAAACACTCTACTTTCTCCGTCGAAATCTGTTGAGAATTCTAATATCTCATTTACACCCTCGGTAGCGTTTATCTCACTGATAAATATTCCGTTTACTGTTTGTAATGATGTTCCTTTTTTAAGCACTGTTTCTAAATAAGGTACACCTTTAGGAACATTTAAAAACCATTCTGTATAATAAAAACCTAGTCTAATATTTAGCTCTTGAATGATTTCATCACGGTTATCTTTTACTATCGTTAAATCTTCGTTACCGAATATATACTCGCCGTTCTCGTCAATTTGTATATCTGCCATAATTTACCTTAATTTATTGGTGGGTCTGTTGGTACTTCACTATCACCATGACTATCAGCCCCCTGTGTGTGAATATGTGTTTTATCAATACTTACACCATCATTTTTAACTGTTCCACCAGTGAAGTTAGAATCAGGACTTACTACTTCAAATTTAGTAGTAGCATTAATTGTCGTTGTTTCACTATTAATCGTCGTTGTTTCGCTATTTACTATAAAATCTTTACAATCTGCTGTTATTGTACCATTTTCATTGATTCTTATTTTTGTTAAATTGTCTTTTGACCTTATTTCTAATTCTGTTGTAGAAATGCTAGGAATATTGTTTGCACGACTTACAAAATTTGGAATAAACAAAGCATCACTTAAAGAGTGTTTTCTCGTATCGTCAGGCATTGTTATTTTATTGTTCACTATCCAATTGTCAAGCTGTCTCTCATTGAATATTAATTGTCCTGTATCGCCTGGATTAATCGGTAAAGTGATATTATATTGTTTTGTTTGTGTATATCCTATCGGAACTTCTGTGATAATGTCAAAAGGCAAAGGCTCATCTTCTTCTGTTATTCTGTCTACTACTATTTTAACATCTACATTTTGATCGGCATAGTCTACTGATACGACCTCGCAAGGTAAAGCAGTATGTAAATCTACAAGCACACTATCAAGTGCAGTTCGTAGTGTTCTAGCGTATGCTTCTTCTGGACTTATTTTCATTAGTATGTCTTTCCTACGAGTTCAGTTTTCCAGTCGTTATCGTGTGAATCTCCCAAATGTTTTATTTGTTGGATCATATAAGGGTTATCAGTTACCGATTTTTTAACTTGTCTAAAATACTGATTACCAATATTCAAAGTTGCTGATAATGCTTCAATCTTAAATCTTCTCGCAAGTTTTAAATTTCCTCTTAGATAGACCGAAACACTTGCACCAATTTCAGTTATTTCTGGACTTCCTATCATCCCCGTTTTTTGGCTAATCAAAAACATTGCTTCATCATTTAAAGGTTTGTCTTTGGTGTTAGTGTCTATTACCCCATCGTTTACTGAATAATCAAAGCCACAATTTTTAGATAATGTATCTAGCCATTCTTTTACTCCACCGCTCAAAATCATCGATTTTAATAATGATTTCTTTTTAGTGATACATTCTTTAATGCCCTCTAGTCTACCTTTGGCAATTCCACCAACAGACGAAAGTTCTCCAATCAAACTATTTACTAATGTTTCTTGTGATGTTCCTGCTGGGTATGTTTTATTTACTTTCGCTTTTTCTAGTGCTAAAGCTCCATCACCTGCGTAAATAGTTGTTATCCAATCAGTACCTACTAAAAGATGTGATACTGTTCTAAGTTGCCCTTTAAATAATAAAGGCATACTATCAACATAACCTGCGTACAATTCTATATTTTCATATTCGTTTTTAATTAGATTTCTATTACTTTCTTTTAGGTTGTATATTTCAAGTTTCAATAAGTTTGGACTACCTACCAAGGATTTATCTACTTCAAATTTAATACGTAGTTCTGTAGTCTCAAAAGTACCAATTTTAACTTTCCATTTTCTTATAAAATACATTATAATACTTCCAGTTTAAAAAGTTTAATATCTTCTCGAGTAGGGTCTGTTACTCCCACGCTTTTCATTGCGAAAGGTACTTGTGGATATTGTTCAACTAAATCAATCCCTGCAACCAATTTAATACCATACAAATTGAAGTCATTAGTTTCAATATCAAGCGACCAAAAATCATACATTACATTGTAGTTTAATTCAAAAGAATAATCTATCTCATTAAAAGTTGTGCTAAATCTTTGTTTCGGTAAATCTTCAAATGTTATTATCATTGAAATATTTTCCTCCCTAAGTCAATTAGCGGACTTGTTCTATCGTAAGTCGCTTTTTCCGTTACAGTTTGTGCATTAACTTCATCTTGACCGACCAACACTATCTCACTCATTGTACAGTCGAATATCAACACATTGTTAGTACTTGCATCTTGTGTATATGTGAGTTGTTCTATTACGATATTATCATAACTTTTTAAGCCTTGAACTAATTGAAAAGGCTCTCTTTTAGCTTGTAATATGAGTAACTTATCCCAAACCTGCTGAGATATTCTAAAGCCACTATTTTTAAAAATGTTTACTAAGTTACCTGCAATTTGAACTGGTGTATCTGATACTATACCTCTTGCGGTAAACTTCATTGGCTCTATTCTGATATGGTCTGTAGTATCTGCTCCCTTTTCGACTGGGTTTTTAGTAAGTGTCGCTGTACTTGTAGCAGATTCACTAATAACTGCATCTATCGTAACACTTCCGATTTTAGTTTCTTCTATATAAAAAAGCTGTGTAATACTCATATTTATCCCTTTAATTGCTTTATTATAGCTAATTTAACCCTCTTTGTTATCCTTTAATGGGACTAGCCATATCTTTTTGAGTTTGGGAGTTGATACCAATAAACACTTTGTTCATTTCATTAGATACAGTTTCTGCAATTATTTTAGGGTCTCCATTTGCACCGCTTACGTTAATATCTACTTTAATGTCGTTATTGCTTGTACTTGTTGAGTTTACGCTAGAACTTGATACTTTTTGTGGAGTTAATACATTAGCGTTAATATCTGTACTTCCACCACCGAAAAAGTTTTTAATTGCATCTAATGGGTTACCTACTTCAAGACCTGTAAAGTTTTCAAATAGTTTTTTTGCTTCTTGAAATGGTTCTACTAGATACTTATAGATAGATGTTCCTATTTCTTTAGCTCGTTCGGTGAATGTATCAAAGTTGTTAGTCAATAGCACTAATCCTGCGACTACTGCACTTATTCCGATTATTAATAAACCAAATGGATTAACACTAGCAATAAGATTAAATGCAATCATCGCTACTTTAAATACGTTCATTGCTACAGTCATTCCGATAGTTGCTACTTTTAAACCTGCCAGTCCTGCTACTAGTGTTCCTATGCCAATCACGAGTGAAGCGATAACACCACTTAAAACAGGGAACTGGTCTATAAAGTCCCCAATAGCACTCTCTCCACCTTGAAAATATGTAATAATGTCTTCTATTGCTAAAAATACTGCAACTGCTAAAGCTGTCATTAAAATTGGTAATAATAAAATCTTTACATTTATGGCGGTTAAAATGACTCCTAATCCTACAAGTGCATTTTTCCATCCTCCGACTGCTTGTGCCATTACATTTAATACATTAGCAACTCTTTTTACAATATCAAACATAGCTTTAAATGATTTAATAACACTATTTAAAAAGCCTTGCAAGTTTTGTTTAATCACATCTTTATTTACTACAAACCAATCTTTAAAAGCTTTCATCATTTCGGTAATTTCAGGCATTAATCCAGTTGCAATTGCAGAAGATACTCCAGTTATAATTTTACTTACTCTTAGAAATTCATCATTAAATTCAGCAGCGGATTTAGTAGCGTTTTTATCTAATGCGAATCCTAGCTGTATAGCTTCGTCTCTTTGTTTTCTTAGTGCTTCACTACCTTGTTGCAATGCTACAATAGTATCTGAACTAATACCTAATTTTGAAGCAAACTCAATCTTTTCACTTTGTGTAGATAACTGACTCATTTTATCCGCTACTTCTTCCATTAAAACAGTTGAGCTTTTAATTTGTCCGTTAGCGTCTGTTGCAGATAATCCCAACATTCCAAATACTTCAACACCTGCACCGACACCACGAGCAGATTCACTTGCTATTTTTGATAAGTTTTCTAAAGATGAAGTCATTGAACTAGCACTACCACCGCCCAATTCTGCAGCATGTTGCCACCCTTGTAAATCTTCTGTTGAGATTCCTAATAGTTCGCTAGTTTTTCCCAACTCATCATTTGCACCTGCTACACTTTCTACAAATGCGAATGTCGCTACACTTGCCCCCGCTATTGCTGTGCCTATGACTGCTAGTGATTTTGTAGCTGTTTTTATTCCATCTTCAAAGTTTATAAGTTCGGTATCATCAAATTCAAAATTTAAAATCCCAACTAATTCTGCAACTTTCATAGTGACCCTTTATTTATATATTATATGTATTATAGTATAATTATGAATAGAAAGTTTTTAAGAGTGGCTAGGTCTATCCTAGGGCTCTTAGCCTCTCTTAAAAATTTAGCCCTAGGAAGCTCAAATGAAAAATAATCAAAAAATAAAAGAATTAGTACTGTTAAAAGATTTAGGGATGATACTATCCAATAAAGAGTCAAAAACAAAAAGAAGACATGGACTTTATAAGTGTTTTTGTGGTGTTGAGTTCAGGGCACAATCTCATAATGTGAAGAGAGGGCATACTCAAAGTTGTGGATGCTATCAGAAGAAAAGAGCTTCAGAAGTACAGTCTACTCATGGACTAGGTAAACATAGACTTTATAATGTTTGGAATCGGATGATGGGAAGATGTAATAACATTAGAGACACAAATTATTCTTATTATGGAGGAAGAGGAATTTCAGTATCTGATAGATGGTTAAATATAGAAAACTTTATTAGAGATATGTATCCTACTTTCAAAGAAGGATTAACCTTGGATAGAATAAATAACAACAAAGAATATTCTAAAGAAAATTGCAGATGGGCTAAAAAAACAACACAGTCAAGAAACATTAGCGTAGTAAGAAAAAACAATACTAGCGGATACAAAGGTGTTAGCTTTCAAAAAAATATTAAAAAGTGGGCTTCAAGAATAAATGTTAATTATAAAAAGATAAACTTGGGGAATTACGAAGATAAAAAAGAAGCTGCAATTGCTTATGATAAGTATGTAGATGATAACAATTTAGAACATTCTAAAAACTTTAGCTAACAAAGAGAATTAAACCTCTCTTTGTTATTCTTGATTAGCTAAAAATTCAGCTTCTTGTTTTAAGTCTATGTATTCTAAAAAGTCAAAAAGTTCATCAATATCATAGATTGTCTTAAGGTCGTGTAATGTTACACCTAAAGAGCTATCTATAACTCTGAACACCAATAAATCTATATTAAGTTTTCTTTCTTCTGCGACACCGACTGGTTGCTTAATTTCAACTTGATGTCTTTGATAAAATTTCCAAGGTTTAATTTAATAACCTCAATAGCAATTTCATACATATCCATAATCTCTAAATTATTTACGATTAGTGGAACTTCTGCTGTTGTTTGGTCATCTGCTTTTTTAACTTGCACAATGTTTTTGCTTAATAAATCAAGGATTAAGCTAATGTATTTGTCTTCGTCTACTCTTTCGACTGCTTGTGCTAGTTTTCCAACCAGTGAGCCTACGTCTTGGTCCATAATTTTACCCATTTCATCTTTTGAAATGTTGTCTACACCACCTAAAGCACTTGCTAAAACTTTTGTAACTCTAACTTTTAATTTTAATCCATCTATTGCATTTAGCTTAGTTAAGATGTACTTTTTATTATTTACTATAATCTCTTTTGTTTTCATTTATTCCCTCTTTATAATTTAGACTAGAATAAAATCTAGTCTTTTAAGTATTGTGATGAGTCACCATGAAGGACCCACTCCATATTATTCTGATTTCTACCTCTTGTTACAACTGGAGTTTTAGAAATCCACGCATTTTTCACGATATATGACTCCCCTGCTACTGTATCTGTATAGATGAATGGCAATACACCTGTGCCAGTCTCATCATCAAGAATCTTAATACCATTTAATACAGCAATAGTAGCACTTGATTGAAGTAGCTTAAGTTTGATAATTACCGATTTATCGTTATTTTGAGAACGTATAACCTCACCTTTTGCTCCAATCGTTTTAGTGAATCTGTCTTGGGCTTCTTCTATAATCAGACAATCATCACCATCCGCCCAACCTTCGATCTCATGAATTCCAAAAATCGCGTTTATGTTTTTAAATGAATATGAACCAAACATTACATATCTCCTTTTTTATTAAATTTATATTTAAACCCATCTGCGTAGCCTTTCGCTACACAGAAAGAGTCAATTTTTTTATCAACCAAGCAAATAGTACAAACCTTGCTACACACGGACACGACCTCTAACTATCACTTTTCCAATAGCACCTGCAAGACTTGCTTCGAAATCTACATCTCTTAAAAGTCTATCGTCTCTATCTTCTGTTGTTGTATCTTCTCTTTTAGGTACTGTAATTACAACTGTTCCATCTACTAATATACCTTGTGTTACTCCGTAAACTTCTAATAAATTAGATAATCTATTGTATACCATTGCAATACCTGCATCTGTAAAAGGAACTTTACTTCCTGCCTCTGATTTTTCTAAAAAAAGTGACATAAGCCCCTCTTCTGTTCTTGCTTGTAAAAAGTCAATAGAACGAATAATATCAAACCATTCTCCCTCACGGTCAATATTTTTACCACCAACCATTATGCCAGGATAGAAAAATACTTGCCCTGCTAGTCCAACTGTTGTATTACCATTATTAGCAAAGAGGTTATCTTTTTGTACTTCCGTGATGCTTGAAGCTGGAATAAAATCAGCACCATCCGATGCACCTGCTAAGATATGATAAGCCATTTGAGACTTGCCTGGTTGGATTGGTAAGAACTCTCCTAGAATCGACCACGAAAGATATTTAGTTGCATCACTATGATGAATAACCATAGATCTTTTATATCCGCTAGTTTCTTTATTCTTTAATTTGTACATCAATGTAGTAGCTTCATCTAAAACAAGATTGTTTACGTTGTTGGAATCAAAAACTGCAACTTTTCTCATCCCCTCAATTTCAGTCGCTAATAATTCAAGATTAGTCTCATCTGTTCTAAGTGATGCAGTAATGCCGATTACATACCATTCGTTATTAGTATCTATGATAGCCTGTAGAGCGTCTGTAATAGTTTCAGCACCTGCCTTATCCCAAACACCGATTAATAGCTTTTCAGGTTGTCTTTTGTTTTCTGCTTGTTGGCTGAAATAAGCCCTTGCTGCTGCATATTCATCTGTAGTATCTGCGTAATCTTGCTCCACTGCTTGTAAACTCAAATATTCTTTTACTCTTGTAGTAGTTGTGATAATAGAAACATCATCAGTAAGTAAGAGTGGAACACCAAACCCCGCTGCACTTAACAAAGCTGTTTCTTTTGTAATCACGACATCAACATATCGCTTGAATGGATTCGCCATTGTTTTATCCTTTTTGTTTTTTTAATTATATCTTTTATTCAGATTACTGTTTTTCACTAGCCTATCTGGTAAGGTGTACCAAATCCAGTACCTGCTAGTTTTTCAATAGATTCAATGTTTTTAGTTTCTGCATCATTTACATATACGAAAAAATCACATTGCTTACGTTCTTCCCATTTATCTCGTACCAATTCTGGCAAGTCTATTACCTCACCACTTTCAATTATTCCCATCTTTTTTGATTGAAAATAAATCTGTGTATCTATTCGATTAAATGAGCTAGTTAATTTTGCCATTTGGTTTTGAACTGTTTCTGCATCATCCCTAAAGATATTAACACCGATTCTTATTTTTCGTACACCGCTATAGTTTAGATTTACTGTGTCGTTTGGTGCTGATGTTGCATTGTATGTATCGTGTCCTATCACTTGTGCATCATAAATTTTAACCGTTGCATATTGCCCTCGCGGTCGTGGATTATTGTCGTTTTGCGATATTACAAATCCACCACCAAGACCAGTAACTGCTCGTATCCATTGCTTCAAATCGTTTTCAATTAAAGTGTAATCTATCATTGTTTAATTCCTATTGCTTTAAAGTAATTACCTAAGTTTTTCCTGTTGTGTACACTTGATACTTCCCATTCTTCGTCATTATAAACGATTATATCGGCGTTTGTCTGCGTGTCTTCATCTGCTGTTCTCAATTCTGTTTTAGTATGAAATTTAAAAGTTTCTTTTGTTCTAACAGCTTCAGGCAATGCTAGTCTCTCATCTGCTGTTAAAGATTGAGCTACTACTTGAATTGTCGTTTCTGTTGGTACTGGTGTTATCCAAATCCCATTACCATCTCTGGACCCTGCTGTTTTTCTTTTAAGAATTACATCTTCTAAAAGGTCATCAAAAGCATCTGTTACATCTAACATTTATTATCCTTTATCATTTAATCACTTCCCAAGTAATAGCTTGTCTCAATTGTCCTCTATCTATTAAAGGTCTACTACTCCCCTTAAGTGCGATTGTAGTCTCGCTGTTAGCTTCCCAGTTGTTATTAGTAAACGATTTTTTAATAACTGTTTGTCCCCATACGCCCAGCTTTTCAATAGCGTCATCTGTTGTAGTTTTACCATTTAAAATATTTATACCTTGTCTTTTTAAAAATTTAAAATAATCAGCTTTTGCATTGTCTAAAGGTATTCTTACAAAACTCCTTTCTGGTACGTTTTTTGATGGACTACCGAATTCCTGTGTGGCTCCAATTTCAATAAGACTTTCGCCCTCGTCATTTGCTGGTGTCCCTTTTGGTAGTCCGACTTTAACTTTTGCATCTTTTAGCTGTTTTTGTAACTTTCTGAGTCCACTCATATCAAGTTTTACATTAGACAAGTGAAGCCCCACGACCTACATTTTTTCTTCTTGCTAAGTCAAGATATCTTTTACCGTATGATGTTGAAGCATAGTAATCTTCTGTGCTGTTTTCTGCTGTTTTATTGTTATAGCTTACGCTTACGCCCTCTACTGATTTAGAAGCGACTTGTGCTACTCCTCCGCTACTACCGCTCGTTGTTTTAATTGATACTGCTAACTCGTGAGCTGTTAAGTAGTATATTCCTACATCTCGAACATTTCCCCAACTTGTAGGCACTATTAATTCTGAATCTTCTAAGAATAATTGGACTCTTTCATCGGTAGCTATTGGATCGTCATATTCTGGAAATCTAATACGAAAGTCTGTAATATTTGCCATTATAATATCTCTTTTTTATTTATATTATATCAGTTTTTAATGTTTTGGATTATTGGAGGGAGTGGGGTAAAATAGAGAAATTAATCTCTATTTTGTTTCTGTTGTTGTTTTTGCAGCCGTTGCAGGTACTTCGACTGTAAAGTCTTTATTCTTTACATATTGATTGAATCCCTTATGCTTACTTAACATATCAGAATCTTTTTTGTTAAATATATTTTCATTTGGTTTAACTTCTATCTTCCCAAACTTTACGAATCTTGGTAAATTGCTTGTTACTTTCATTTATATCTCCTCTAAGACTACGCGTTGATTTCGTAGTCTAGGTATTTAAATGCTGACGGATACTTAATCCAAACACCACCGAGTTTTGCAACTGTTGGAACTTTAAAGCTGTTATCGTTCACTTGTGTTGGTCTAAATTCAATTGGTAAAACCTCGTTAAACTTAACCCTTCTAGGTGTTCTATCATACCAAATCGCCCTTACAATATTAGATGCTCCTGCTGTTTCTAACTCATTAGATACGATAACATCATTCATAGTAAGTCTAGAATTTTTTAAGATTCTTTCAAGTAATGTTTCAGTTGTTACACCTGCTACTATTGCATAAGAAGTTTGATCTAAATACAAAAACGTAGCTGTTGATAAAGCCAAAGTATTAGCTTTAACTTTTTGCTTTGAATTAGTATATATATCATTGTAGCCAGTCATGAAGTAGTCTACTTGCTCTTGTGCTGTGAAAGTATCTAATGCTGCACCTGCTTGTGTTGTTGCGATATCTACATTTGCATTATTTGCAAGTCCTGTTAAATTAACATCAGATTGACCTATCCAAATTAATTTATTTACCATTTCTTCATAAGCTTCAATTGTTGTTTCAGCTTTCATACTGTCAAGATTCATGTTAGCTTGTTCTGCTGCCCACAACTCTTCAATGTCGTATTCAAATCCACTTTCAGAAAAAAATATCGGTGCGTCTACATATGTACCAGATAAATCTATAAGATTATAATCTTCTGCTTTATTTGCTCTAAGCTTCATTACTCCAACTTTGTCTAAAACATATTGTCTTACAGCTGTAGTACCTCTTGAACCCTCTGAAACAGTTTGTACTGCTTGTCTACCAGTTAATTCCCCGTATTCAATCTTTTCAACTTCGCCTAATACGAATCTTCTTTGTTCTTCAAAAAATAGTGCTTCGTTCATCTATAAACTCCTTAATATATTGTTGGTAGAATAATCTCTACTAACTCGCCTGCACCTGCACTAGCGTTAAATCTTGCACCTGTGATTACATCTGCTGTTGCTGTATCTGCATCATTTCTAAATGCTCCGATTACAGTGTTTCCACCACTTGCCGTATGTCTGAAAAATACTGGTTCATCTTTTACTACTGCTACTTCTGTTTTAACGATAATTGTTCCAAAATTTCTTAGTGTTACGAAAGTATCTTGTAAATATTCGCCAACATTTGCATCATTGTTATTTACATTTAAGTTCCTAACTGTAACACCTCTGAATTTTCCACCTGCTCCTGCTGGAACTTTAGCATCATTATCATTTGTACCTTGAACTACTGCCAATCCAAAACCTACATTAGAATCTTTTAATACCATTGAGATATTATTACCTATTGAAGCTTTAGAGATTTGACCTGCTAAAACTTCATTCATATATTGTGCATAAGCACCTGATTGTACTATTCCACCCATTATTTGCTACCTACCTTTCTAAAAGCTTCTTTTCGTTTCGCGTGCATATTTGCAGATACCTGAGCATCTGTTACTACTTGTTGTTTACCATCAAAGCCATCGAATGCATTAGCTTGGCTATCAGTTACTGCTTTAGTTTTAGTGATTTTTGAATCTACTACTGTTTGATATACACCATCAATAAACTCAGGTGTTTTATTTGTTAAATCTATTTTAGAACTTCCTGCAATAATTGCTTTCTTTATATCTAAAATAGAATCAGAAGTTTTAACTTCTACTTTTAAAGTATCTGCTGTTTTCATTAGCTCTACTTTTTCAGAAACTAAAGCATCGATTGTAGAATCAGAAGTTTTCTTTTTTTCTTCTTCCATATCTTCTTCCAACTTGGAATTTTTGCCTTTTAGCTTACCGTTCTCTTCATCTGTTTTCTTTTTTTCTTCTTCTAGTTTTTTCATATCTTCATCTAAAGAAGTGATTTTAGAATTAAGACTACCTATGTGTTTTCCAACACAGTCTGTGATTTCATGCTCTACACCATCAATCGTAACTTTCATTGACATTCCTTTGTTAGTTTTTTTACTATGACTAATTATACTATTTTTATCTGCTGTTATTTTACAGTTACCATCACATCGACCTTTATCAACTAAAGCAACGTGATTTATTTTAATATCCGTTTGTTTGAAGTCGTATTGCTTACCTTGAAATTCTCCTTTTTCTTTGATTAATGTTTGTGTATAGCCTGGACTCAATTCCACTTTACCAGCTAAAGCTTTTTGGATAGTCTTCTCATCTTTTATAGTAAGCTTACCTTTTACATAATCAATTCCATCTTTATTATAAGTGCTGATTGTTGATACACTTCCTTTTCCTAGACTATTCTCGTTTTTAGAGTTTACAAACTCAGCAGGATGATTATCTGTAATTGACTTATTTATATAAGTGTCTAAACTTTCTTGTTTAAGTACCTCTTCTTTAGGTCTATATACTCCGTATATTTTAGTAGGGTCTAGGTCATATTGCTTAATAAAATGCTCTCCTAGTTCTATCCCGTAATAGTCTTGGATGCCTGTTCTTGCTATTGTTCCATTTACTTCAAGATAACCCGTTGATTCATCTATCTTTGAAGTAAAGTCATTGAACCCTTTATCGTATGTATAAATCATATATCATTTCCTTTTAAATTTTTTCCTACAAATTCTTTTTTCAGCAATAATACAGTGTAGTCTAAATATAAAATACCACCAGTTTGAGCTATTGCAACTGGTAATAGGTCTGTTTTTTCGGAAACTACTGCATAAATATCATTGTATAAAGATTGGTTTTGATAACTTGCAAGTGCTTTTACGTATCTGAATACTTGATTTTCTTCTCTTGTGAAAATTGCACCTTTTGCATCTGCTCCCTTATCAGTTGAAATAGACACTTTAGTAATCAATCCGATGTAACCTCTTGGAACAGAAAAGATACTTGTTAATGAATTGTTTGCTTGTAGTCCGCTAGTAATTGGCATATTACAATAAGTTTCCCCCACGACACTTTGTACTGATATTGTTCCTATATTGTCTCTGTTGCTTTTATTGGTCATTCTCCACACACAATAAATCGAATCGTTAAATAATGTTGATAGATTAATAGGTGTTGTTCCTTGAAGCGTTACAGTAGCTACTTTTAAGTCTCTATCTCCATTTACATAATTTATTGTAATTTCGTGTGTATCTGATGCAGAATCCGAAACAATATTTAAATCCAGTAAAGAATCGTTAAAAGGCTTAAAAGTATTTACAGATATTCCCTCATTAAAACTTGCAACTGTCGCTAACACATTGTTCTGTAATTCAGCACGTGCGAATTTATCTATCTTTACACCGTGCGATTCGTCTACATATCCTAACGATAAAAACGAATCAAGTGTTTTAATATTGTTTGTATAGTCAAAAAAATTAATATTTTTCATTTCTTTCCTTTATTCTTATTATAGCTAATCTATGACGTTGTAAATATTACGGTATAATAGCACATAAGGATATTACATGAGTTTAAAATTATTTTTTATTGGAATAGCAAACTGTTTTAATTGTAATGGGTATGATAATATAATGACTCCCCCCCTAGAACTCGGACAAGTTTCTAAGAGATTTAACAAGAGACTGAAAGACGCTAATCTATAATAGGGAGTGCCACACAACGACAGTTAAAGTCTTCGCCTGGGTGTTTTTCAACTCCACCGATAGAACTTCTCTTTTTCCATTTACCAGCTTTCGCATCTTCTAAAGTATCAGCGTAAACTGTCGCATCATCGAATGTACAATACTTGCCTTGCATTACATCGTGGTCTGCTCTTACACGTTCATCTTGTGAAGTTTCCCATTGATATAGATTTATCCCTAATTGTTCATATCTTGCTTTATTAATTGAAGCGTTTATAGTAGATGTCTCATTTCTTACTATCATTTTTATACGATTGTTTAACTTTCCAAATGTTGAAGAAATGTTTTTAACACCTTTAAGCTGTCGTTCCATTTCTTTATAGCTTTCTCCATTTGCTATTCCATTTGTAATAACTACCTCAACAGATTTAAGAAACTCTTCAGGGATAGACTTAATTAATACTTTGTTCTTTTGTCTTTGAAGTGCTACAACCTCATTAATTCCTTTTTCGTTTAACACATTTGTTATATCAACACCCATATTAGTATTGACTGAGTTTAAAAGTTTTTGTTTGCCATTGTTATTAACTGCATTTACTATATTGTTAGATACAGTTGAAGAGAATCCATCTATATTACTAAATCTTCGTCTTATACTCTCTAAAATACCTAATACACTTATAACACTATCTTTTGTTATTGCTGTGCCTTTTAGTTCAGGGAGTAGCTCTTTATTGATTACTTCCTTTAACTCGTTAGCAAGTTTTTTTAATGCTCGATAATATTCAAGCTGGATTTTTCTAGGCTCTTTAATAGGCTCTAGCTTAATATCTTTTTTAGTTCCAGTTGTAGCTTTTATTTCTTGTATTTTCATTGTTGTTTAAACTTAATTTTTTTGTATTTATATCCCTCATTATAAGTCTGTAAAAAATCTATAATTCCCAAAGCTCCAAGGGTTAAATCTTTGCTCATATATGTACACTTTTTACTCATTAGATTTTTTAATATTTTTTTATGCTTTTTATGCACAGTATAAATATCATTTGTAATTTTTTCGTTTTCTTCAATCTTATCCAAAATTATAAATACTGGACTATTGCTATCTACATATGCTAAAGGTCTAAATAGTATTATATAATTTCCTGTACTCGCATTTTTTTTATTGTTTTCCATTCTTTTACTCATGCTTTCTATATACTTAATAGAGTTTTCGTATTCTATTCCACCTATAATCATTACTTATCCTTTAACAACTCTGGGTTTTCGTGTATGTTTCCGATTACTTCTAAATATTTTTCCGTATCTTTATATATAAAATTACTATAAAAAAATCTTCCATTTCTTCTACTATTAAATGAAACGCCACACTGACTTATTTCTACCTCAGCTATCCTTTCATTTTTTTCTAAGCCTTTCCCCCACTTTACGATGTCCCCCTCGTAAATCTCTACTCCATTTTTGTCTTTTAAATCTGTGTATTGCTCAATAACAATAGTAACGTCAATAGTCTCAGTTTCACCAATCCCTAAATAAGTTATATAAGAATCTGATCCGTTGGCTTTTCCTATACATATTTCATAATCACAAGACCCACTCTTTTTATCCCACGCTCTAAATTTAATCTCTCTCATTTTTAATTCCTTTTATTTATGATATAAAATTATACAATAAAGTATCTTTATTCTTCTTTATTAATATCATCCATCTCAGAATATAACTCTTTTTCTTCTTCAAGGCTTTCCGCTGTGATTGTTGGAAACAATGGATTATCTATCAAACTTGCTTTTGCTTCGTATTCAGTTATTACATTTTGTACTAAATAGATTTGTTTTGTTTGTGCATTAGTATATTGAATATCTGCTTTTTGCTTATCTGTCATTTGGAATAGTGAAGCAAATTTATATTTTAAGTCTAGCTTTTCGCCAAAAAATGATTTTGATAAAATAGGGTCAAGTATATTATAAACTGTTCTTAATGTTGCTCTCTCTCTTGATTCGATTCTATCGTAATATATTTTCATATCTCCGCTACCATCATTCGCAAGTCCTGCAGATTGTTCGCCCATAAATCTCGTTTTAGGGATATCTGCACTACTGCATAATAGCTCAATGAATTTATCATGTACTTCTCCTAATCCAGCAAAAGATTTACTAATATTTGTGTATGTATCTTCTTTATCTAATGCGAAACCGTTCATAATTGATTTCCCATCCATAATAGCTTGTAGTCTTTTAATAGCAAAATCATCATTTCCATCTTCGATAGTAGTATTAAGATTCTCTATATGGAACACATCTAAGTTTGATTGTACCAATAAGTTAATAAGTAAATCGGGGCTTAACTGTGCATTCATTAGTTCTTTATAAAGTCGCTCGTATACAGATAATCCCCATCCATTCATTATTTCCTTGTCGTAGATAGTCGTACTTAGTCCATCTAGTTTGATAACTCTTGAATGATGAATAGGTGTAGATGTTTTAGTTACATTGTAATAGTAAGGTTCTAGGAATTTACTTGACAAAGGATTTCTATTTACATCCATAGCGAACATTTGCCATCTGTCAAGTATTACTATGTCTTTAACGTCTCCTTGTTTTATATTTTCAACGACTAAAGGCTCTGACATCTCATCATCATCTGATATAATTATTGCTACTGCTGAACCGAAAACTTTACCCCACTTCATTAAGTTTTGTAGTTTCTCATCAAGTTTTATATATGTTAAATGCTCTTGATACTCTTCTAATTTTTCAGTATCTTCACATTCAAATTCACGACCACCGCGAAAAGCATCTTCTATCGGAATATCTACTGCTTTACCTGCCAGTGAATTAGAATATAAGCTGTTGCAAGTGTAGTAATTTAATGATAAATATGGGTTACGTTTAAATGCTGTGTTTGTAGTTACATCACGATTACTACCGATTGATTTATGAATGTTTTTAAATCCATCGGTAGTTCTATTGTTAGTGATTCTGCTGTGTAGACTCATCTGTTACCTTTTTTATCTTTATTATAGCAAAATAAAAAGGCTTGGATTATCTAAAACCTATGAGCTAACAACTGCTTTTCTAAAATCTTCTTGCATCTTCTTTTCTTTATCGTCTAGTTCTCTTATGAAAGGGATATCTTCTTCTTTTTTAAACTTCCCGTCTTTCTCTCTTGCTGGTGTTCCTTTTGACATTTTAAACCTCTTTGCTTTCAATATACTCTTTATACTCACTAGACTCTTTTATATCTGATATATATTCATCTATAGGCTTTAAAGTGTCTTTAATTCCAAAAATTGAATATCCGCACACATTTTTATTGTGATAATTCCAAACTATATTTAAAACATTTTTATTATTGTAAGCATTTTTAACATTAAATATATTAATCGCCATGCCTTGCCTCGAATAAAAAAGTTGAGATAAAATAACAGAATATTTGCTTTTGTCATCATCACTCATAAACTCATAATATAAATGTATATTATCTTTAGTGATACTAATAAGATTATTACTTAAAGCATCTGATATACTAAACATTGTTTCAAACATACCTACATGTTTATCATACTCTAAATATTCATTATATAATTTTTCTTGCTTACTGTCTAACTCTACTAACTCATTTCTGTCTGTGTCAAATAATACTGTTTTACTCATAATTTGCCTTTCTGTCTCTTTTGTTTTGATATAAAATTATACGATTATATATCTTAAACTAAGATTAACTAAAATAGGATGAGTTGAAGCCTTGACGTTTCACTTGTGTTAATTCTATCGCATCCATAAGTGGATCGATAGTGTCGTCATGTTTTGAATTTGGAAATGCTAATGCTTCATCTATTAAGTCTTGTATCTGATTGATATTAGTGTTTATAAAAACTCTTCCTGCTTCGATGTGTGGCGAAAAGTCCATTACTCTTGATACTTTATCTGTATTTCTTTGTATAGCACCTATCTTAAGACGTTCAGTTTTTAAATCTTGTATTAGACTTGAACCGCTCGACTTGTCTTCTATGTGCATTTTTCTTAACTGTACTTTTTTATCGTTTTGTTTATAGTTATCCCATTTATTATAAAATGTTTTTGCTGTTTGTCTTAGCTGTGGTGCTTCAAATTTACCTCGTATCATATCAAGCATATAAATATCTTTATCTTTATTTACTCCCCAACATTGCATAACTGTAAAGTCGTTTATCTCTTTTGTTTTTTGTGCTGTATCGACTGTTATTATCAAGTAAGTTAGAGTAGGTAACACTTCCCACCAGTTAAACCAATCGTACTTAATTAAATTACCGCCTTTAATTATTGGCTCTTGCTGAAACTGAGAATAAAAGTAGGCACTATTTGAATTTCTCATTTGCTCTAATCGCGAATAAGGATAATACTCTTCCCAAAAAGACTCTTTAGTTTCTTCAATCATCGCTTCTATTTTCAAAAAGTCCCACTCGTCTTTATCTTTAAATAGATTCTGCTGAATACATCCTACCAAATCATCTGTGTGTAATCTTTGCATTATTATGATTATTGGTACATTTGGATTATTTACCCTATTAGACAAAGTTGTTTCGTACCAATCTTTTACTTTTTCCAGCTTTAGTAATGAGTTTGCGTCATCAGGCTTCAATGGGTCATCTACGATAATACACCCACCCCAATCTTCGACGCTTTTCAATCCAGCTCCATGTCCTGTAATTTGCCCAAAAGATGAAACAGCATATACTCCACCATTTTTATTGGTCTTCCATAGCTTCTTAGATTGAGTATCTTTTTTAGTTTCTATTTCAAACATAGATTTATGCTCTTGTGAATTTATAGTGTCTCTAATTTGTTGAGAACTGTTAGCGACTAATGTGTCTGAATATGAAGTCATAATGTATTTTGATTGTGGGTGTTTTGTTATAGTCCACTCTATAAAAGTGTTTACTATTTCAGTTTTTCCGCTTCGTGGTGGCATGTTTATAATAAGTTTTTTTGTGTTGCCCTCATATACTGATATAAGCTTTTTACATATTAGTATGTGTGAAGTAGTTAGTATTATTTTTGAATTGTATTTAGTTTTAAAACTCCATCTTAAATATCTGATGAAGTCTTGTAGTAGTATCTCTTTTAATGCGTATAGGTTAATACTCATTTTCAAAGTTCTCTAGCGTTTGAGTTACTATCTCTTTATTTAATACTGTGTTTTGTTGCATGTTATTCTGAGTGTTTACGTTAATTTGACTGTTAGCGTGTCGTTGGTTTACTCCTAGTGTGATACTTGCTTTGTCTGTTCCGTTTATTATATTGAGAGTATCGCTCGTATTTATCTTTCTCTTCTCGAATTTTTGCACTCTATCCCCTACATTTATCTTATCTTCCACATATCCATCTTCTAGTATTTGTTGGTTTGCGAGCAGAGAACTTAACACTACGCTATTTACTAATTGTTCCGCATAAAGTTTACTTTCAATCTGTTTGTTTACTTCAATTTGTTCACTTTTTGTCAAATGTTTACTTTTTTCTTCTTGCAATTTTTTATAATCGCGATGAATACTAACTTCTTCGTCTATTATTTTGTTTACTTTGTTTACTTTTGGCTGGATGTATCTATTAACCATCCCTTTGGATATTCCATACTTATCCGCTAATTGTTGTTGTGTATATCTCTTTTTGTTGTTTTCATCTACTTCTATACTTAATAGCTTTAGTTCTTCTTTTTGAGTGTCTGATAGTTTTGCCATATTATTGCTTATAATCTTTCTTTGCCATTAATCTTTTAAAACTTTTCATCTTCTATTCCTAACTCATTTTTTATAAAGTCTATTTCATCTTGAAGATTTCTTATTTCTACGTCTCTATTATATAGCTGAGTATTAAAATAGACTACTAATCCGAATATTGATATTATTAGTATTAAATCCATCTTATCCTCCGTATCGCTTAATGATACTTAATATTAAATCTCTTTTCTCGTTTAGATACTCAACTTCGCCTGGTCGCATAGTGCATTCTTTTTTTACTCTTTCGATATTCTTGATAGATAATTTTAATTGTTTTTTACGCTTGTTTATTCTTCCTCTTTCACGTTCTCTTCTTGCTTCTCTATCGCTCACATATAAATCTTCTACTGCTTGATTACATTCTGCACTTTCTACTACTGGTTTTTCTGCTGCATACATTCCTGTTACTAATAAACTTGCAAATAATATTTTTTTCATTTTGATTCCTTTATTTTGTATTTACTACTAGTTTCACTCAAAATCCTTTATAGTTGTTTGATAAATTCCGCTAACTTCTTGTATGAGATTTTCGTCTCTTATCATCTTCTTTAAGTCATCTATAGTTATTCCAGTTGTTTTGACTATCTTTTTTGTATCTTTACCTGCTTTGTACATACATCTTGCCTTTGCTCTCCTTTGTGTGTATGTATTACTAAATGTGTTTAACTCTTCTTTGCTAAGTGTATTTATTTTGATTAATTCGTTTTCTATATGATGTAAGCGTAACTCTTCTAAGTTTGATATTATTACACTTTTTCTTAGTTTACAGCTACATAGCGTTTTAATTGCTTCTGCAAACATATCAACTTCGTCTAAATAATCGAATAGATCATAATAAATATCAATTAGCTTAGATTTAGTCATCAACTATTTTTTTAAACTCTTCGATAACTTTATCTTGCATCATTGCTTTTCTTGCCAACTGTATCAATTTAGGATGCTTTTCATTTATCCTGTGGAACTGAAGCGGTGTCATTTCTGTTTTTTCTTGTATCTCTTTATCAAGTACTTTAATAATTGTTTTCATAATACAATTATATCTTATTTGATATAAAAGTTATCTTATAGCTATCTTTATTTTAATAAATCTTCTATTTTTTATTCATCTTCTTTTACTTCACAATGTTCTTTACACTTACTGCAAATATCGCTTTCTTTTATTATTGTTTTGGAGCAACATAAGTTCCCTCCCAACCCCACAACTGATTCCATGCGTGAGCATCTGATTCATCTGTAAAACATATTATTTCTCTTCCACATTCTTCATATACACAAAATTTTTTCATTACAATCCTTTCTTTTATTGTTGGAGCGTTGCAACAATTGCTAGTCGCTTAGCTTACTGTCCAATATATTATTACTGCAACTGCTATCAGTGTAGCAACTGCTTTTAAATCACTTTTTATCTTATTTTCTGTTTCTTTTAAATACTTATTCATTAAACAATCCTTTCTCTACTGCTGTATCTTCTATACGCTTTATCTTATTTTCAAGATATTCTATTTTATCGTCTCTTTTTTTAAACTCTTTGTTTAGTTTTTTGTCAATAGTTTTTATAATTTTTTGTAACTTTTCTTTATCTATGGATGGCTGGTTTAACCAAAAGACAATACCAATTACAAGTATAATCATTGCTATCTCCATAAACAATCACCTTTACATAAATCTATCTTACTCATTATCTAATCACTCTCTTTCATAAATATGCAGAACATTATCGATAACACTATAAATCCAACTGTAGCAGTTGTGTACAATCCGATTACTATATCAATTAATGCTTCATCAAATGCTGTCATGTTAGCCTACTATTTCAGTAACTACAATACTTATTGCAACTATTTTTAATAAGTCACATCTTGTTATGTCTTCAAAAATACTTCTCTTTTCATAATATGCTTCCATTTTTTATTTTCCTTCTACATAAACTACTCTTGTTTTTTGACCTTTTTCTAAAATCTTTCCTCTGCAAGTTACTATTTTCCCGCTTGATTTGCTAGTATAAACTTGTGTGATTTCTGTTTCACATTGATTAATACTTGATTTAAGCTTTTTAACAACTCTCACGCTCTTTTTTTGTTTGCGATATACAATCTTATTATTTTTCTTATAAAAGCACTTATACACACCGTTATGGAGTTTTATACCAACATCGTCACTATTTTTACAAGTAGCGTATTTGTATGATACATAATTGTATTTACTTTTATGTACACATCCTGTAAAAAGTATTGTTACTAATATAAGTATAAATGTTTTGATTATTTTACCCCTATACCTTTTCTGTTTAAAATCTCAACATCAATCGCGGTCATTCTTTCATCTGTCCTTACTCTTTGTTCTATAAGCTCATTCATTGTTAAAAGTGCTAAATCGTAGCTATCTGATTTTCTTAGCTCTTGTTCCAGTTCTTTTATTTTTGCTTCCAATTCGCTTCTTGGTTCATATTTCATTTTAACCCTTTGATACAACATAAGATAATACTATCAAAATAAAGACAAAGTTTATTGTGTCCCACTTAGATATTCGATTATCTTTTATTTCTCTCAAGACTGCTCCTCTAAAATCGCAATTTTATTTTCGATACTTGTTTCATCTCTTAAGCTTGTAAAATAATCTAGCTTGTCTTTGAAGTCACTCATATCTTTGTCTAACTCTTCATCTTTTTCAGTTAGTATTGCTATTTGTCTTTTAAGTTCTTTGTTCTCTTCTTTTAATTCAATTGCTTGTTCTACTACTGCTTCTGCTTTTTTTAACATCTCTTTTATCTGTTTCATATTATTTGTCATCTTTTTCTCCTAAAAATTTGTTTACTCTATCTCTTATGCTTTTATTTGTTTTATACAATTTTGCGAATTGTTCGTTAGTTGTCATTTTCTTTCCTCTCTTTTTGGCTCTCTTAAAGCTCTAAAGAATGAATAAACTCCGATACTGGTATTTTATACACTCACTACAACTTTAGCTTAGGAAATTAATCCTAAGCTTTTTCTATTCTTGTCTCCACTCTTCTTGTGTTTCCAGTTCATCTGTCAATAATGGCTCTTCTTTTGGTGCAATCATTTCATATAATTCTTGATGTGTTACTGTTTTATTTCCATCAACCACCATACCGTTTTCATCGATTGTAAAATCTAAAGACCCTTTGAAGTCTAGTGTTACTACTGTGTTTGTTTTTTTTTCTACTGTTTCTACTGCGAAATTCATTTTAATCCTTTTTACCTGCTGTTTTTTTGATAACGTCCACGTTAAAAGTATTTTCCGCAAAAACCCCTAGTTTCAAATAATGCTCCAAATGAGGATATTTTTTAATCATTCTTTCGAGTGATGTTAAAGGTATTTCTGCTTTTCTTACTATTTCTGCTTTTGTTATTTTCATGTCGTAAGTATAATATATTTTGGTGTGTTTGTCAAGTGTTTTTGCACCAAATTATAAAATACTTTTTGTATTGCATATTTATACTATCCTATTTTTTCATCTAAAATTTCGTTTATCCTAATTGCTTGATCTAAGTTTATATCTAAATTATAACTACTGTTTAATCTTGCTCTTAAGTTTTGAATAATAAAATAACCATTTGCTAAATCAATAGTCTCATAAAAATCATAGCCATAATTATTGACGCTAAGACCATCCTTTTTAAAAGTGGCTTCATAATCATAACCCTTCTCTATCAAAATTACATTCACGCGAGAAACTTTAATAACTGTAAACTCTCTAATCTGATCCTGAAGTGGCACGCCTCTCTTTATCGCATTTGACAGTGGTATCCCGTAAATAATTTTCCCTACTAAGGTTTTAAACACTTTATCTTCTATCACCTCTCATCCTTTCACTCAGTATTTATACTATGCTATTTATTTGTTAAATATTCTCTTCGTGTTTTTTAAGATACTCTTCTTTTTTCTTTTTGCTTCTCATTCCCACAAGAAACTTTTTTTTCATTTTCTCATATCTCTTCGTATCTTGTGCTTTAATCGTTCTGATTTTTCTAATTGTTGTATCATGAAAGACCGACATGTTTTTGAGTGACGGTCTTGTTTTTGCTAAATTATACTCCATTATTTACTCTTAAAAGTGGATTTCATCTTCTAAGGCTATGTTGTTTTGTTCGTTATACTGCTGTTGTGGTGCATTATAGTTTTGTTGGGGCTGTTGATATTGTTGTTGACCGCAATTATTGTTATGGTTGTTTGTTTGACTGTTGTTTGATTGATTGTCTTGCTTACCATCTAAAAACTTAAATTCTGTTACGCTTAAAGCGTGTCCGCTTCTGCTTGTTCCATCTTGAGCTTTCCACTGTTGAAAAACTAATCTACCTTCAAGCATAACCTTAGAACCTTTTCGTACATACTGGTTAAATATCTCCCCACCTTTTCCAAATATAGAAAAATCTAAAAAACAAACTTCCTCTTTTTGTTCTCCGTTTTGCATCTTATATTTATGTGTTGTTGCTATTGCACCATTTGCTATTGCTGAACCACTTGGTAAATATTTAAGATCTGTATCTCTTGTTACGTTTCCTATTAAAATCACTCGATTAAACATCTTCATTTTCCTTTAACATTTCAGCACCTTGTATTAGACTTTCTATTGTTATAGTTATACCTATATTCTCTTCGAGTCCATCTATTACTGCTACTGTAAGATCATACCATTCTTTAGTGATAGTTTGTGCACTACCCTCTGCTGTAGTTACCCCATTTTCTATTTTAATCATTTTCTAATTCCTTTATTTTTAAATCTATTTTCTCTTTTGCATCGTTAAATCCAAAACACACTATCCCGTCACACACATCTGATTCACAAACGCTTTTTAAAAAGTCTATTTGATTATCTGAGACTTTGCTATTTGTGAAACTTAATTTACCACTTTTTAAAACTTTAGGAGCGACTTTCATTTCTAAAAACAGAACTTCACTTTTGAAAATAATTACTAAATCGCTAACCCCAGCACGTTTACCTACTGCTTTGGCTTTAGTTGCTAATCTTATCGCCATTGTCCTGTTTGCTTTACTTTGCTTATTTTCGTTTACAGGTGCGAAAAATGTAACTATCTTCTTTTTATTTTCCAATAGTCTTAAATACTGCACTACTTTCTTTTGTTCTTCTTCCTCGCTAAGCATTTAAATACTCCTCTAATAATTCGCTACTATGTTTTAAAAGCGCGTCTAAGTCCATAACATTTTCATAAAAATCATTTTTACTTAAGATATGTATTCCATTCTCGCCCTCTTTATGATGACTTTTACATAACGGAACTACCCTTTTATCATCACGACGTTTACCTGCAATTCTTTTAATATCAGTAATATGATGTATTTCTATATCACTTCTTCCACATATTACACACTCTTTATTGTTTGAGTGAATCCAATTAGCGTATTTTTTATAATTGAATTTCGGCTCTTTATTCTTTTTCAATTGGTCCGCTTTTGTTATTCCTAAGCTCATTAATTCAACCTTATTGTTGCACCCTTAAATAATAATCCTGAACAAACTGCACCAGTTACTACATTTCCATTTTTTACAGCTCTAAATTTTGTTCTGTAAAAATCGTCTTTACTACAACTTAAAGGTGCAATTCCTATTATCGTAATCTTTGAATATCCATTTGTCTCAAGAACTCTTTTCGCTCCGTTACTATCAGAACACCCACCTATGAACAACGCTAAACACGTTATAATTATTAATTTTATCATCTTCTTCCATCCTTTCGCATAGTATTTAAACTATGCTAATTCCCATAAGTGTAAACAATATGGATGTAAATTTACAAATTCTTCTTTATTGGGAAAAATCTGTGCCATTTTATCTATGTCTGGACATATTTGATACCTTGCTTCTTTCATTTCTTCGTAACTAGGAAGTTTATCTTTGTAGCTCATACTTATATGATTTAATCCATCTTCTATAGAATGCATAATTACAATATTACTGTTTTTAAATCCATAAATATCACAATCTAAAAACTCGTGCTTTTCTCTTTTTACTAATTCCATCTTAACCCCTTTTATCTATTGATTACTTTTACCTTAGTAAAACACCTTTATTTTATAAAAAGCTTCTTTGCCTTTTATCGTTAGTCTTGCTATGAATTCTTTAATCATATTTAATCCTTTCACATAGTATTTATAATATGCTGTTTTATCTAAAGTTCTTCAATCATAAAACTCAACTTATTATCTACAATTTCTAAATCTCTTATTATTACATGTTCATTTGATAAAATTGTGGGTACATTAAATTTTACACCAATCTTGTTTTCTATTAAAGAAAATTCTTTTTCTTCAACAATAACTCGGAACATAATATTGCTTTTTAATTCTGCCGGAATATCTATCGTAATTTTTTTCACACTTTATCCTTTTTATTTTTATCTTCCCAAAGCTCCCTACTAGGAAACGGTGGGATTTCTATTCCTTTAGTTGCAAAAGCTTGTGTAACAAAATCAATCAATGAGTCAATTTCTTTTTTAGTTAGCTTTGTAGTGCTATCTTTATTAAAGACTTGTTTCATTGTTGCTTTTATTATCTGCTCTTTAACTAAATTCATACTCCATTCTATTTTATTTCCAAAAACACCAGTCATATACAAAGCGTTTTTATTTAAAAGTCCTGCTATTTGTGAAGCCCATAAATGAATGGCATTATTTTGCTTTAATGTTCTCATATCGGAATTTTTTATATCGATAACATAAATAGCATTACTTAGCTTACTTGCTTTTTCTTCATCTTCCTGGCTGTAAGGATAGAATGTGTTTCCGTCCTTAGTTAGTGTTATTTTCATATTATAAAAATTTAATTGCTATTTTAGTAATTATTTCTATTAGCTGAAACCCTAACAAAAAATGTAATATTCCTCTTTCTGTATTAGTCATTTAATTCTCCTCCTCTAATCGTCTTTGAATCTCGTGGCTTAAACTTTCAGGGTCTATCTGTTTTAATATCTGTTCAATTTCCACATCGTCTAAAATCTCACTTATTAAATGCTCTACGTTTACATTTTTTAAACTTACTCTTAACTGTGCATCTTGGTATGATGTTTCTACTTGTGCTAAATAGTCACATTCTAGTTTTAAATCTACTTTGTTCATTACTTGTCCTTTTTTACTCTTCTTTTGTTTATTTTTATCATTGCTTCAACTTTTGGAACAATCTTAGTAGTTGGAGTTCTTTTATAACTTCCTAGATTCTGAGTAACTAAAAAGTCGTTTATCTCTTTTTTACTTAAGTCACATATAAACTCTTCTTTAATTGTTTCTTCTTGTGTTTGTGGCTTTTCTTTTGTAATAGTGATACTTGAAACTTCTATGCCATTTAGCTTATCCACTCCATTTTCACTCATAAACTTAGCACACTCAACTTTTACTTTAGTGCTGTGTGCCTCTAAATCTTTAATCTCACTATCTATCATTGTCTTATATGCTTTTAGTTGTGCTTTTTTTGCTTCTACTTCATCAAGACCTTTTGATATATAATCACTTAATACATCTATTGGGATATTTTGCTCTTGATATTGAATAAGCTTCCATTTTAAAACATCTTGTATGTCTGCGTCTGGGATGCTTATACTCCTTGGTTTTCTTACCTCTAATTCTTCACTCATAATCTGCTCCATTCTTCTTTTAGTTGGTTGTAAATTTCGTTTGACATTTCACCCATTCGAGTAAGTTTAAATCTTTTTAAGACCATATCTATGCTTTGATTTTTTTGTTTTGCTATCTCCTTAAGCTCTTTTGCTTGGTCAATACTAATAGTTTCCACGCTTGGAAGTGCTTCTCTTGGTAGCCTAGGAGGTTTCCACCAATAATGTACAAATTGATTTGTTTTCTTGTCTTTGAAACTTGCCTTTTTCCACTCGTTTCCGCTTGGCTTTTGCTCTGTTATTACTTCTGCAAAAACAGTATCTAAATCATATAAGTAACGACCTATTCCAAATCCACTCGCACAAACTCTTTTAAAGCTATTTGATACACCACCTTTAAAGCCCTCTACTTGTGTTTGACTTGCTCCGTTCTGCTTAGATATTTTCTTCCCGTCAACTTCTACTGTTAAAGTACAAATAAAATCATTTTGAATAGGCTGATAGCTATCTTCCCAACAGAAAGGAGTAAATACTTCATCTAATCTGTTTTGAATAGCTCTAGCGTCAATATAAGCTAATACCATGCAGTAAATTTTTCCACCCGCTCCTAATCCAGCTTGTTGCACTCTCCATTCAATCTCATTTTGCTTGAATGGTTCTTTTAATTTTTTCTCTATCTCTTTTAAATTATCACTCATCTTATAAACTCCAATAATCCTAAATTTAATTCAACTTCTAAACCTGCTTCAATTTCTACTTTTGCAACGTGTAGCTTATGCACTAACTCTTTTAATGACTCAGTAGTTAGCATTTCGTGCTTTACTATCTCTTCAAAACTTTTAATTGCTGATTCTTTTATTTCCTCATCTAAACTCATAATTAATCCTTACATTTCTTGCAACAAATGTTCGTTTAAATCCTTTGTAAAATCATATCCTTTATAGTCTTTTGCTACTTTTTGCATATAATCTACTAAGCTTCTAAACTCAATCAGTCTATCATCTAAACGATAAATCATCTCATCAAACATTTTGTTTCTTGTGATGTTTATATCTTCTTGCTTTGCTTGTATTGTGTCGTGATTATTCATCTTTAAATCCTTTATTTTTCTAATTTACACCTCTCTTAGATGCAAACATGAAAAATAATTTTAACAATGTGTTGTAAATAGAACTCGTTATTTTTTAACTATTGAAAGTATACTTATTTATCTTTAAATTAGACTTAAATTGTGTCTTTTATTTCTTTAATTTATTCCAGCTACAATCTGTTACTTTTGTTACTTTTGAATATTGACTTGGTATATTTGATTTTATTCGCAGTTTGCAATGTATCTCATTTTTGTATTTTATTGATAGACTGCAAGTACTACAGTCTATCATTTCTACTTTTTGCTTTTTAAGCATTTTCTTTTATTATTATTTTCATTCTCTCTCTTTTCTCTATAAAATTTAATTAGTTTGTGTATTTCTTTCTTCGTCCATTGCATTTTTCTGAATTCTTTTGAGTATTTCACTTTTTAAACTCTAGTAAAAATACATAATCGTTATCTTCGTATGTTCTGTTTATGTTTTGTTCTTTTAATTGGTTGTTGTAATAGTCTTTAAACATCAGTTCATAATGTAAAAGATTTGCATATATTGGTTCTGAGGTTATCTGTTCTATTTCTTTTAATTTTAAATCAAATATTCTAACAACACTAACATCAACACACTCACTAATAGTTAGCCTTGATTGTTCTCTAGTCATTATATCAGCACTATACCATTCCGTATTATATGTAGAATTATCATCTTTGTGGACTCCGTGAAAATCTGTATTTTTATCACCTCTATATTTTATATCTGTGTGATTTCCAATACTTCCATTTCTGGTTTGCAACAAAAACTCTTCTTGCACAAAAATATCTTTATCGCCCTTTTGGACTGGAAGTTTATTTAATTGCCTATAATCATCTTTAATATATATATGCAATATCCCATCCCTTATGTAAATATTTTCAATATCTTCCAAAATATTACCCATGTTTGTTTGATAATCAGATAACTTTATAGGAAACATTAACATAATAGTTTCGCCTTTTTCAGCTTCTATAACTCTTTTTACTTGACTTTGTGTTAATTCTAAACTATTTTGTTTCATTTTGTTCACTTTCATATCTCATTCTCCAATATTTTTGTTTACCTTCGACGCTATCTCCGAAGCTAGCTCTTTCTCGTGCATCTTCTCTATCCCAACCTAAATCGGTAACAAACTTCTGTGTCAATACTATACACTTGTTGCATTCGTGATAATGCGATCTAAACTTAGATATTGATTTACTTTTTTGCAGTTTTTACATTCTTTTACTTCTGCCATTTTTTATCCTTTTGCTATTTTATCAGCTACACTTTTTAAATGAGGAATATAGTCATTTAAAAGTTTTGCATTCTTGCTTATATTCGCATTCATTGTTGTTATTTTGGCTCTACTGCATCCAAAAACATCTTCTTTGCCCATTCTATCAACTGCTTTATCATAAGACTTTTTAGTCTTTATCATTTCGCTGATTATTTGCTTTGCTGTATTTAAATCTTCTAATTCCATATTAACCTCTTTGTTTTGTTTCATTTTGTTCACTTTCATATACATGTATCATCTCTTATCCTTATCCAAACACTCTGATATTTGATGTTCAAAACTCGACTCATCGCCTTTTACTTGTTGGCTTATGTCGTGATTGTAGGCTTTTACGTATATCTCCCAACTGTTAAACTTATTTGTCTTGTATGCTTTTTTTATCTTAGATATACTTTGTCTTGCACTTCTTTTGCTTGAAAATTGCTTTATAAAATGGTCTGCTATTATATTGCTATCTATATTTATATTTTTAATCATTTTAAAAACTTTCCGAATTTATGCTCTATCAAAGGATATAATAATTCGTATTCTTTTCTATATTCACAGTCTTTGTCTTTTTTTTCTACTGCTTTCTTAAACTCTTGAAATGTTCCTAAAAAACAACCTCTTGACAATTTAAACCCATCTTTCGTTCTGAAAACTGTAAGTGTACTTAAGTCTGAACCTATTTTAGATATCCAAAATACCTCAGCATTTTCTGATACACTAGCATTTCCATATACCCAAGCATCTCCTGATATAGAAAGATTTTCTTCTGATTTTATATACCCTCCTAAATCTCCTGCAGAAACAGATGAAAAAGAAGTTAATGCAACTATTCTAAATAGCTTTACACTCCCTACTATTTTAAAATCTTCTAAGTCTAATTTGTATTTTTTGTTTTCCATTTTGTTTTCCTCTCTTTTTAAATGTACTCAAATTATATCATCTTTTGATGCATACGTCAATAAAAGATGATAATTTTTCAAAATAATTTCGAAATTCACTCGCTCTTATATTTCACTTCTTCGACTAACTATATCCTCTCGGCTAATTGTCTGATGATTTCAGATTGTAATTTTAAGAGTTCTTCTGTTTATTTTTCTTCTAAATTAATGTCTTATTCTTTTTCTTGGTGTTTTTATTTTCTATACTATCTATTATATGTTTTCCTACAAGTGGATGAACACAATTTCTTAATACTTGAGCTGGACAATGATTATTTCTATAGTAGACATTTCCTGTATAGTTTAGTCCTAGCCATTCTTTTAATTCATTTGATCCACTTACTGTTGTTTTATTTATAAAGTTTTTTATCCCTGGTACTGTAACTTCTTCAAACTCGAAGTTACTCCAAAAAAGGTGTCTTTCTATTTTTATTGTTGGTTCGATTAATGGCTTGTAATATGGAACTACATTTTCAACTACCCATTTTTTATCATTGCAATAGTTTTTCAAAAACATTATAACCTCATAAAGTGCCATATCAGTAAATATAGGTTTTCTATTTCTTCCAAACTTAGCCATCTTTGAATGAGACTGACATGGTGGACTTGCCCAAATAATATCGAACTCTTCAAAATGATTTAATAAATATTCTTTTGCATCAGCATTAATAAGTATATCATCTGGAAAAAGTTCTTTATATTTTGCAGATATTTTAGTATCTAATTCTATTGATGTTATTTCATATTTGGTTCTATCTAGCAGTTTTACATTGCCACCTACTCCACTATATAAATTTAATAGTTTTGTTTTTTTCATGTTCTCTCCTTAAAAATCTATCTCAGGAATATCCACATCAATTTGCGGTGGATTTTCTAAATTGTTTGTCATTTCGTATGTTGTTGTTTCAGGCTCAATACTTCTATTATATCCACCAATAAATCCGATTAATGGATTTTGTATTGAACTATCAGAAACATCTCTTATACTACATTTACTTTCTAATCCTTGATTATCTTTTATAATTGAAAGTTTTATTTTATTTCTTTTGCTTTCATCAACTACAATCTCTCCAGTTTTCTCATTCTTGATATAGAATTTCCCTATTCTCCAACCAAGTCTAGCACTATCACTTATTGTTCCAGCTCCTCTTGATGCTCCACTTTCGCCACCTTTTGCACTATGATGTAATACTAAAAGACAAGCTTCTGTTTTAACCGCCATATCTACAAAAACGTCTCTTACTAAAACATCCATATCATCATTAGAATTTTCACTTAATGAATGAAATCTTTTCAATGGGTCAATTATGATAAATCCTACACTTTGACTTTTTGCGAATTCTATTACTTCATTTATGTAAACGCTTTCTACTTGATATCCGTCTCTTGAAGTTTTCGCCCACTTGATACGGTCGTCGTTTTCAACTGTTATAAAATGCACACGATTAATAATATCTTCACTATTTATATTTTCGCCTCTACAAATCATTTCTAATCGCGAGATAATATCGTCTTTCCCATCTTCTGTAAAAAAAGCTAATCCAGTTTTAGTTGGATTTATTGCTAAATACATAATCATACTTTTTAATGCTACTGCTGATTTACCCGAACCACCTCGCCCAGTTAGTAAATTGTAAGCTCCTTTGATAAGTGGAATATAATTAAGTCCTATTACTTCAAGATTTAATCCTTTAATATCTCTAATGTTTTTAGGTGCAAATAGTTTATTAGTTTTAAATTCGTCTTGAATCTCTTTTAAAATTGATTGTTTTTCTTTTATATCACTTTCTAATTTGTCTATTAGTATTTGTTTTCTATCTTCCATTATTTTCCCCTATCCAAAAATCTTTTATTTTAGTAAGAATGCTTCTTCTCTTTATCCATCCTTTTTCATAATTTTGTCCACATTTTGTAGGAACTTTTCTTTCTGCTTCTAAAGAATATCCACTATAATTACAAGTATTAAAACTTTTTCTCTCACAAGTACTGCAACTTTTCTTAACTTCTTCCATTTTCAAACCTTTTGTATTTTCCTAATTTAATATCTTTTATTATCTCTTTTACTATTTTTATATCAACTTCATAAAACCAGCTTAATTTCTTTGCTCCTGCATTTGTATATAGGTATCCTCTAACGATGCTTTTTAATAGTTCTTCTTTAATTTCTTCCATTTGCTAACCTCTCCATGTATTGTATTTTCATTTCTTCATAATATTTTTTTGCTACGCTCATTGGTAGCACCCCGTTGCAAATTATATTTAAAAAATCACTCTTGTATCTTGGTTGTATATCTCTTACCCAAGCTGAAAGTTTTATACTTAATACACCCATACTTAAATCATCTTCTATTTGCTTCATAACTCTATCACAAAGCATTTTATTTAATTCGCCTTGGAAATACTTGCTTTCCATTTTGAAAGGCTCTATGTTGTGTTCTACGTACTCTCCACCGCTAATAAAAGTATTTAGTACAGCACATTCTATTTTGTATATATCTATGTATTCAAGTATCATTACATTGAAATTGATGTATGTACTACACCATCCTTTAATATTTGATTTTCTTTTAATTCTTGTTTTTTATTATGTACTGTTTCATAATCCAACATATATGCTGTTATCCTTTGAGAATATTCGCCTTTCTCTTTTTGATGATTAATATAGTCCATAATTAGTTTTCTTTTATCTTCTATATTGTTAAATAAAACCTTACCCTCTTTAGTAGAAGTTACTTTAGTTTTTATATCTACATTGTCTTTTAAATACTCTATAAACTTTGTATATTTGTCTTTTGTTTTAGTGTCTTTTGTAGAGTCCCCTTTATCGGTACTAGTAGTAGTCCCCTTTATAGGTACTACTTTATTACTATTTTCGGTACTAGTACCTTTTATCGGTACTAGTCTATAACTAGTTAATTTCCCTAATTCTTTTACACTTTCTATTAGATTTAATTTCTCTAATTCTGCAATAGCTTTATAGATAGTTTCTTTCTTTTTAATACCTGTAAATTTCTGTAATTGCGTAGTAGATATTTTATCCCACTCTTTGTGCCATCCCGTTGTTTTTCTAATTATTATAAGGTAACATTTTAAAGCATTAGGATTAATTGAACACATCAACTCGTCTATTAAGACATTTGGAACTTGGAAACTATTTGGAATAAAAGCTCCCATTATATTTTGCCTTCTAAATAGTTTTTAGCATTTTTATTCATCATTAGATTTTCTGATACATCGTCACTTGCAATCATTAGATTATATTCAGAATTTAAAATAACAAAATTGTAATCTTTTATGATTGTTCTATTGTCAAGTGGTCCTGTTGCTGTATAGGCAATATTTGACTCAAATATCTCTTTCTCATCTATTTCTTCTGTATAATCTGCTATTAAATTTTCTATAGGTCTTAATATCTGAATAAGCTTCTTTTCTCCATTGGTAAGTTCTTTAATATCAGTTTCATCCCTATCATAAGATTCATAAATTAAAATACAATCACATTCTGAATATTTTCCTTTTAAGTGTGTAGAGATTCTGCTTGATAAGTTCTTAGACTGTCCTACATAAAGACAAATATTATCTTTAAATATTGCGTATACCCCACATTTGCATTTATAATCTTTATTATAATTTATAGCATTGTCTATTTGAAAATACAACTCTTTTTGACATTTTTTCTTTTCGAAACAAGAAAACATTTTAATTCCTTTTTTTTCGCCAGTAACATTAAATTTGATTTATTGATTTTAATAGAAGAATTTGGCGGATTCTTGAACAAATAAACCTTAGTAAAGATAAGCGACCCGCCAGAGTATTTGACTTACCTTTACTAAAACATATATGTTGTATATCTATTTCGTATGATATATTATAACACTTAAAAACTTTTATTGTCTTTAAGTGTTTGTGTTAGATTTAAATGTAATATGTTCATCACTTCCCCTTTTCTTCGTGTGCTTTTATAAAGTGTGCTTTTAGTGCATCGTATCTTTCTCTTACTTTTTTATCTTTACTGTTTTTATAGTTCCCAATAGTTTTTCTATCAAGTCCGTATTTTTCCGCTATGTTTGTGTTAGTTGGCTTCATTATATTTCTCGTTTGGTGCAGATAATATGAATTCTTTATATTGTCGCCAAAATTTCAATGCTTTTTTTCCATCCATAGCTAATATTTC